TGAGGGGCAGCATCCCGTTTACACCATGGACGACTTCAGCGAGACGACAGCAGAGGTTGCGAATGCTTCCTTGGCGGGGCTTGGTCTTAACTTTAAGCCGGATGATATCAACTACATAATCATTGCCAAGGATGATGAGATAAGAAGAGTTGCTGCTCATTTGAATGAAACAAAAGCTGATACATATTCCGTGTCGCAGGCTCAAAGGCTTATGACAAGAATAATCACGAATCAGCAGATACAGGGTGATTTTTAACTTTCGTTTGGCCTTGGCTAGTTGGGGTCGGTAGGTCCTGCAGCCTTGTAAGTTGAGGGAAAATGGCAACCAAGCGACGCAGGGGCGACTCCTGGCAGTACACGATCAAGCGGGCGGGGTTGTTGCCCCAGCCGGTCTATCTGAGCTTTACCAATGAAGCGGCGGGCGACGAATACGTGCGGCGCCTGGAGGCGCTGCTGGACCGTGGCGTTGTGCCTGAAGAGTTGGCCAATACCAAGGCGGCTGCGAAGGATCTGCGTAACCAGGTCACCGAGTATCGGAGCGCTCAGCACATTTCGGTGGATGACGCGCAGCTGCTGCCGGTCCTGCTCTCGCGCTTGCCAATCGGTATCACCCTGCCGCAGCTGACTTTCACTTGGGCGACCGAGTGGGTTACCACCATGAAGCGTGAGCAGAATCTCGCGCCTTCGACCATCCGGCACTATGTGGGGGCGCTGTCGCGCGCCCTGGATTGGCTGGCGGCTCACGGCGCGCTGCCGATGAACCCTTTGCGCCTGTTGCCCCGTGGCTATTCGACGTACACCGCCGATGACAAGGTGGCTGTTACAAGAATCGATGGGGAGGCGAAGACCGACCAAGAGCGCGATCGCCGGCTCGAACCTGGTGAGGAGGAGCGCATCCGCGAGATCCTGGCCGGTGCCAAGCCTGCCGGCCGTCAGCGACCACTCGACCTACCTCAACGTGAGGCGCTGGTGCTGATGTTTGATATGGCACTGGAAACTGCAATGCGGATGCGCGAGATCTACACGCTCGAGCGCAGTCAGATTGATGTGGCGCGGCGTACGATCTTCCTGGACAAGACGAAGAACGGGAGCAAGCGCCAGGTGCCTATGACCTCGACTCTGCTCGGCAAGCTGGCCACGTACGAGGGAGACTTCGGCGGTCGGTTATTCCCGTTCTGGGAGGGCGACCGTAGCCCGCTGGCCCTGCGGCGCGTATCCAGCAAGCTGTCCCGCCAGTTCGAGCGGATATTCGTTGCGGCCGGATGCGCAGACCTTGGCTTCCATGATCTGCGTCACGAAGCGACGAGCAGGCTGTACGAAAGGACCACGCTAACCGACATCAAGATCGCGAACATCACAGGGCACCGCGACCCACGACAGCTGAAGCGGTATGCCAACCTCCGCGCTTCCGACTTGGCCGATCAGCTTTGGTGATCGGCCTGCTCGTAGGCGCGAAGGTCGGGCAATTTCGTGCGTCGCGACTTGCTTGTCCGTCTCGTTGACCCTGACGCGGGTGCATTGGCTGCCGGCAGCGCGCCGATGACCGACCGCTTTCGTTCAGCAGCCTGTTTGCGCCCCTCCGAGCGAAGGAAGTTGATCAGGTCCTCGCGCAGCATGACCGTGTGCTTCTGATTCAAGCGCACGGCGGGTACTTCGCCCTTGTCCACCAGGTCTTTCATCGCTTCTAGGCCAAGCCGTAGCATTCTTGCGGCGTCTTCCAGACCTAAGGTGTCGTCAATGTCTTCCACAGCTGTCTGTCTCCTTGCGCTCACTTGGTACGTCCTTTCCGCGAGGGAGCCTGGCAGATGTCACCCTTGGGTGGCCTGCGTGGCAGAATCTCGGTAACTGGCAATGGAGCGAATAGATGAGCTGGCAGGAGGGTTTGATACCGTGCAGTCCACTTGGGCTCAACTGCGTTGTTGACTGGGGTACGGCGGTTAGCGCGGGGATTGGTGTTGTCTCGATCTTCGTGGCATTTCTTGCTTGGCGTACTTCCCGCGAGGCGACCCGAATTGCCAAGCAGCAGCATGACGAAATTGTCCGTGTCCGTTTGAGGAACGGTCGGGTCATCGGCCGGTTGCTGCTCCACGAGATATCCAATCTTCCACACCGCCTTGAATCGAACGCGAAGATGCTTGCCGGGGCGGCGGTCGATGACACGTACGGAAGGCCCTCCGGGCGCGACTTGCTCAGTGCTGTAGAGGCCGTGCTGGTTCCGTTGTTGCCGAATGCCGAGAAGGTCGAGGAGAGAATTCACAACCTTCCCAACAATTTGTCGGCGGATCTGGCGACCCTGATTAGTCACGTTCGAGATATCTCGGCCGCAGCCGGGAGGATTAAAGAGAACATTCAGATCAGTAAGCCCGCTGCGATCGGACAGCGTACGACCATCATCTATGAAGGGCCGCAGGGGGCGGTTGGTGGCCTCCTGGCCTATATTAGGTTCGTTGAAGATCTGGCCAAGAGCTTCAGGATTGAGTTTCGGACGTTCGTTCTCAATGACGGTGCTGGCGAGACGATAATCCCTCTCCTTTAAGAAGTTCCTCTCGGAGGCCGAATCTTGGCGGTAGCCCCAATTAGAGTTCATCAGGCAGCATCCATTTGCGGCTGCGATGCTGCACTGATGTTCGCTTCCAGAATGGCGCGGAGCGGCGGCGGGCTGACGCTGTTTCCGACCATTGCCACGGCACGGCTGTTGCTTACCTGCCGACCGTCTTGCGTACGGTCAATGATGTAGCTCTCCGGGAAGCCTTGGGCGCGGAAAAGTTCGTGCGGCTTGAGCATGCGAAGCCCGATATCCACGATCACATACGGCACACCGCTCAGATGCACCGTGACCAGCGCCAGCCGGTCCTTCGTGGTAATGGTCGCCAGCGCGTCGTCCAGTTCGCCATGCTGTCCGCCCGTGCCGTAGTAGCGCATCAGGAACGCTGCAACGCGCAGCGCGCCAGCTTCCTGTTCCGGGCTTAGGGTGCATTCCACGACGCCATATCGCTGCGCGCCAGCGAGAATTGTCGGCAGAGGTTCGCGTGGGTCGTACCCAATGACGTTCTGCGCCATCGCCGTCACGTGTGCGGTCACCAGGCGCTGGTGACTGCCGTTGGCGCAGATGGTCGGCATGGTTTCATCGGCGGCACTGCCAGCGCCCTGGTAGAACCCGCCGTTGACCTGCTCCAGAAACGCTGCCATGACTCCCAGGGCATGGGCGGCACCTGCCGGCCGCGCCGCGCCAGCGCCGCTGGTGATGGTCGGCATCGGATGGCCGGCGTCCGCGCCATCGCTGGTACCCCGGAACTTCACTAAGCTGGCCGCAGCGAGCGCGTGCTTGGTGCCTCCCGCGACTATCGTGCCCAGCGGCCTATCGATGTCGAGGCTGCGAGGTGCCTGGCCGGTTCTCACGCCGTATCCGCTCTGCACAAGAACAGGTGCAACCACCGCGTGCGAGCCGCCGCGCGGCCAAGCCGTGATGGTGCCAAGGGGGTCGCCACCGGCGGCCACCCCGTTGGCGGATGCATTCGCGCACTGCACGATGGTGGGCGACACGATCATCATCTCGCCCCGGTTGGCAGCAGTGATCGTTGGCATCGGTTCGCCAATCCCGTGCGGCCGGCGTTCCCCGCCGTGGGTGGCGTGGACGATGAACGGCTCGGCGGCGTCCAGCACAAAGCGCTTGATGCCTCGGACGATACGCGCCTGGGTTGCGGCCGCGAGCGGCTTCTTGCGGCCGAAGATGCTAGGACACGGAATGGACCAGTCGATGCTGGATGCCGCCGACACGTACGGCAGTGTGCGGGCTAGCCCGTGGGTCGGTTCGGGCCAGTTGATGGCCTCGCCATCGCACCGAGCGATCATGTAGAGCCGCTCCCGTGTGGTCCCGGCGCCGTAGTCGCAGGCCCGTAGCACACGCCACTCAACTTGGTACCCGAGCGCTCGCAGCACAGCGACGAAGCGGCGCCAGGTGGTGCCCTCACGCTTCTTGTCCGGGATCAGGAACTGTTGGTCCAAGGGCACGCACTCGCCGGCAGCGGCAACTGTCCCGTCCAGCTTGATCACGCGGCCGGTGGCCTTATCGCGCTTGGCGATCAGCGGGCCCCACTTCAGGATCTGCTTCACGTTCTCCAGCGTGATGATGCGCGGACGCACTGTGCCTGCCCAGCGGGGCACAACCCACGAAAGCGAGCGAGTTGCTCGGCTGCGCGGCTGACCGCCCTTGGCCTGGCTGAAGTGCGTGCAGTCCGGGCTGGCATGCAGTGCGCCCACAGGTCGACCGCCGCACTCGAGGCGCGGGTCGGCTTCCCACACGTCCTGGCACAGATGGCGGGTAAAGGGGTGATTGGCAGAGTGCAGCCCCACAGCCCAGGAGTTGTGGTTGATGGCAATGTCCACCGCTCGAGCCAGTGCTGTCTCCATCGCGTGGCTGGCACCACCGCCCCCGGCGAACAGATCAACGACGATCTCGTCCGTGCGCAGCCGTGACTTCAGGTCATGCAACGGGAAGCGGAAGCCACCGGAGCCATCAGCCATGTGCTGCCTCCCAGGCGACAATCGCCTCGGCGCCCAGCGGTCGCACGAACCACGCAGCGGGGCCGTCTTCAGTATCACCCAGCCACACCAAGCGCCAATCTGCACCGGGGCCCACGGGCTGCCACGCGCGCATCTCGTCCCAGTAGCGATGGTCGCCGGCCTCCACCGCTTCTTCGGTGAAGTCGCCGAACGTCACTTGCAGATCGAAGCCCTGCGCGAGAAACAAAGGCCTCAGCGAAGCCTCGCGACCATCGCTCCACGTTGGCACGTCAGGGTGACAGTGAATCTCGCCGTCGGCGTTGCGCGCTGGGAGGCGACTGGGGTGGTAGAGACCGCGCCAGGGGTCAGCCGGGTCTACCACGGTGCGGGTCTGATTCCTGACCAGCTCCAGCAGTTCGCTCGCCTGCGCCAGCCGGGTGCGGGTGGCATCGCAGAGCGGCGTGTCGCCGTCCTGCATGCTGCTGCGCAAGGTTGCGCAATAGGCGGTCACAGCGGTTTCGAATACACGCAGATCCTGCTGGCGGGGCAGGCGATGATGCAGGTCACGAAGCGCGGTCTGCGCCTGGGCGATAGTGATTGCCTTTGCCTGGTTCGGCAGCCACACAGCCTCGACGGCAATGGCATTGATCGTGTCGAATGCGTCGCGCAGAACCGGACAGTTGGCCGGGAGAGATGTGAGATTCGCGGTCATCGGTGGGCCTGTTCAAATTGGATGTCGGTGTTCACGAATGCGCCAGCGAGCGGCGCTGTGGTGGCGTCAGGTGCAGCGCCAGCCGGACAAAGCGAGAAGGGGGGCAAACGTCTGTACTGGCGATTGGGATCGCGGGCATACATGCCGTCGTTGAGACGGATCACCTGGTAAGCGGGAAATGCTTCGCGCGGCAGAAGTGCGCGGGCTTCGGCAATCAGGGCGACATACCGCTCCTGCCACTCAACAGGCATGGACTGCAGGGAGCGGCGTGGAAGAATGTGGTAAGCGGCGCGACTGTTGCCAAAGGCGTGCCACACCGGACCATCGGAATAGATGCTCCCCGGCCTTCCTGGTTCGACTGCAGGGTCCACCGCTGTCGGGGCCTTAGTGGGGGTCATGGGCCAACATCCTTTCTGCATAGCCGCCGTAGTTGGCCGCGTGCCGGCCCATCGCCGGCCGAAGCGGCGTATGGCCCAGCACTTCGATCTGGCCGCCCGCCGCGAGGAATGCGTCCACGTCCTCGGCAAGTTGCTGGCGGTCGACTTCCCGGTGCCGGATTGTGGTTGCTGCGTCACTGACACCGGTGAGCTGCCCAACTGCCGAACGGTCCCGTGCGGGTGGGGCGCGCAGCGGGGCGATCGCGTGCTGCACATGGCTTGCAAGGCGCCAGATGCCGCGCACGCCGGAGCGGTGACACATCGCCTGGCCGCTTCGCGCCAGGCCGGACAGCGTGTAGCTGATGGCTTGATTGGACGCGTTGATGTGACCAGCGGCCTTGATCTGTTCAACCGTTGCTCCCTGGGGGAATCTGCCCAGGACGTTGCGCACTGCGGCGGCGCGGCCTATCTGCTGAGGGCGGGCGCTCATGCGCGCGCTCCTGCGAGCAGCTCGCGCATAGCCCAGCCGTGGTGCATCACCTTGGACGAACTGTCGGCTATGGCGTCCGGGTTTTCGGTCAGTACCAAGGTGTCTTCCAGCGGATAGCTGCTGTGGCCGTCCCAGTCCTCTATTACCGCTCGGAGGCCGAGGTGTTCGCGCAGCTCCTGCGCGTTTGCGTGTTTGCCGCACAGTTGCGGCCCATAGATGACAACAGAACGACTCATGCGCGGATTCCTCGCGTGCGGCGCGTAGCGCGGTTGATGGAGGGGATTGACCGAATGCGCACGCCCTGGCGATCAAGCCAGCGGTGCGCAGCCTGTGCGGCCAGTCGGTTGAGTGGGAACGTGATGCCGCCGAGGGTGAGCGCGTGGTGCGATACCCCCACGCTCCGGCTGGCGCTGGCCGCGACCTGCAGCAGCGTTTCGCGCGGTGCGGCGGTGTAGAGACCCGCCCACAGCCAGTCTTGGCAGACCATCAGCACCAGCGACTCGCCCTGGTGGCCGGTGGCAAATTGCTGCTCTACGGGCAGGGCACTTGGCGCGCTCATGCGCTCAGCGCCTGGTTGCGTGCCGTATCGACCAATGCCCGTGCCTCAGCCAAGCCGCGCTCGGTCAGGGTCACGGCGCGCGGGAGGTCGCGATCATCGAAGCGAACGAGGACGCGCTCATGCAGCCAGTTGATGAGCCGGCGCGTGAATACCTTCTCGGGGTGATTGGTCGGCGCGAAGCCGAACGCCGTGCGTCGAAGGGTGAAGTTCGGTGCGCCGTAAGCTGCGATCAGGGCAGCCTTTTCCTTTGGCTTGAGAGGGGCTTGCATGGGCTTTCTCCTGGTCAGGCTGCGATGAGCGTGGAAGGGGTTTCGGCCGCGAGTTCGGCCAAGACTTCGCCGCGATGGCGTGCGAGGTGGGAGATCGGGATGCGGAGATGCAAGAGGCTGGGTTCGGTCCAGCGCAGTTCGGCGAGCGCAGCCTTTTCCAGCGGCACTGGCCGCGTGGCGATGCCGCAGCGGTGGCACTCGATGTGCAGTAATGGCGGGCAGGGCGTGCCGAGGCGGTGCCCGGTGGGCGCGCCCTCGGTCGTCACGATTTGCGGATGATGGCCATGGCCGCAGAGCGGCACCGAAGGCGGAAGCGGGCGAGAGGTTTGGCGCATGGTCAGCCCCTCACCGCGCTGCTGGCTGCCCAGCGCGGCTTTGGTGCCTCGCGGTCGCTGTGTGCCTGGTGGATCTCTGCGACGCGCAGCGGCACGACAACTGCGGCGACCAGCGCGACGGCTGCCCAAGCGAGGCGGAGGCGCCGGCTCATGCCGCACCGCCGCTGATTTCTTGCCGCATCGCCCGCAGGCTTCTGACCGGATGGGCTTCATCCAGAAGTTCCGCGCAATCAGCGCAGGCGTACTGCGCTCCGCCGCCGCCGTCTATATCGATTCCAAGCACCCAACCTTCGCGTCCCGCCGAATCCTCGCAGTCGTCGCTGCTCGCAGCTCCCGGGCTGTTCTCGTCGCAGTTGAAGCACCAGAGGTGGTGGGTCTTGGTGAGGAGTGCGCTCATGCCCGCACCTCCGCCGACATATCGCGTGAGCAGGCTTCCAGGCGGAGGCTGGCAACACCCATGCGCCGCGAGCGGCGGAGCTGGTTGCGGCTGTGTTCGCCCTTGCTGCGAACCCAGAGGGTGCTGGCGGTCCTGTGATCGCGTGCTGCCAGCGCGAGCATGGCCTTCACGGCCAGAGGCGGCAGCCCGCAGGGACTTTGGTCGGCGTAGCGGTGAGACATGGCGCGCTCCTGTCAGAAGGAGGGCGCCGGCGGGTCATGTGCCGGGGCAAAGGGAGTTGCCGGGCAGCGGCGACTCGCCGGTCGCCCGCCGGCTGCGGAGCCGGCAGGGCGATTTATCCCACAGCTAAATTCTCAATGCAATAGCTGGTGGCTAAATTTGTCAGGAGGGTCTGGAAAAGCGGGGGGAACTACGGCTAATTTGCTTGCGAGCAATGAGCCAGGGAGGCGGCAATGCTGAGTAGGGTGCTTTTTGCTGCTGTGGCCGTCGTGGCCTCGCAGTCGGCTGCAGGCCAGGTCTACAAGTGCAAAGGAGGGGCAGGGGAGACCGTCTATTCCCAAGAGCCGTGCTCTCCGAAGGCTGAGCCGATGAAGCTGCGTTCCAATCGAGCATCGGCGGAGAGCGCTGGTGAGGCCGCGAACCGCGCGGCGGTGTATCAAACGACGGAGCTTGCCGATGCTGGCATTGCCGAGCGGAACTGTGTTTCAGGCGAGCAGCGGCGCATCTACGGGCCTGTCGATGCGCGGAACCAAGAGGTCTCAAGCCAGATCGCCAACTTGAACAGACAGCTTGCGACGGCGAAGAACAATCTTGCGGGTGCGACCTACGCTTCCGGATTGCGTTCGCAGATCGCGAGCCTGCAGCAAGCTCAAAGCGCTGAACGAATTGCGGCGGACAGTCAGATGGCTGCGGCCCGCCAGCGATGCGCAACTGAGCGGGGCGAGCGGGAACGGGCAGTGCGAGAAAAACACTCGGCAACCAGTCCGGCGAACTGAAGTGGGCGCGTTTGGCGCCCACCTGCGAACTGTGTCGTCAGCAGTCGCGGATCGATACATCTTTGATAAATCCCGCTTCATCCAGCGGTACACCCTCCATGCAGCATTCCCTCGCAGCTTCCATTTGCCGATGTAGTTGCATCAACGCCTCGTCATCAAGGCTATCGATGCCAGGCTCATTGAAGGTAGCTTGGTCGATCAGGCAACCCAGGTTGTAGAGATCTCTCAGCCAGCGAATGCGCCGGAGAATGCTATCCCTGGTTACGCTGTCGATGACGGATGGCTTAGGTGCAGGTACAAGCCTGAGCTTAGGTTTCGCTACGTCACGCCTTGCGACGCGTTGCGCGATCACTGCGGCCAACGCTTCGAGTGTCCCCGGGGCTGGGGGCTCCTTCTTCGGCTTCTCCATCTTTCTCCCTGAGCTTCTGTGCCAGCGCCTTGCTGAAATCAATCAGATTGTCGGGGGTCACCGTCGCCTCGCCTCGTTGGTAGAGGTACTCGTAGGCGTAAGCCAACGGGGTACCGTCATCTTCATTGTTGAAGTCTTCAATGCCGAGGTTGGCGAAGGTCAGCCGGACTAGCCTGATCGCGGAGGCGATGATGTCAGGTTGGATTCGCAGATCCTGAGAACCTTTGGGGCGAGCAGTGTCGCCGGCTTCATCGCTTCTTGGTTGATCAAGCCAGCCGTGTGGAAGTGACGCTGCACGCTCGATCTTGCGGGCGACCTCATCACCCAGCTTCTTGCCGCCAAGAAGTTGATTCAGGTATGAGGGGGCCATATCCAAGTGGATGGCAATCGCCTTCTGCGTTCCAAGTTGGGGCTTGAGCCTTGCAACCAGGGCTTGAAGGTTGAGGTGTCGGGCAGTTATGGCGTCCATGTTGGAAGCGTAGCTAGTAGCTAAACATGGGTGTTTCGCTGCCTGCTTGACAAAGTGGTTTAGCTCCCGGCTAAATACTAGCCCTATGGACCTACTCACCTTCATTTCGGATCCCGAACGCAAGCGGCGCCTCGCTGCCCTGACCGGCAGTTCTGAGGGTTACCTGTGGCAGTGCGCAACCGGCTGGAGGAACAAGAAGCCCAGCCATACTTTGGCGCGCAAGATTCATTTGGCGTCTATCGAGATCAGCCGCTCGCTTGAATGCGAGCCGCTCTCGCTGTCTGCGATCCGGCCCGACATCTGGTCGGCAGAGATCGCATGAAGGTGACGGTGCGCCCGTGCCCCATCCTCGGGCCCGAAAAGAACGGCAACAACGCCGCCAAGGCCGGCTGTCGCATCGTATGCGCGGATCGCGGTGAACCGCATGCGCTGCGGGAAGCTGATGATCTCTGGCATGGGTGGAATTCTGCCCGCGATGTTGCCGGGATTCCCACGATGATCGACAGCGTGTTTCAGGGGGAAGCATGACCTGTCTGCGCTCAGACCTCTATTGGCGGGACGCGCTGAACAACGCGGTTGCCCGTGCGCCTGGTGGGCTGCAGGATGCGGCCGCGCACATCAGCAAGCGCCGTGGCAAGTCGATATCCGCTGAGACGTTACGCAAGAAGCTCAGGGGCATCGATGGTGAGTCGGTTTCGATGGAGATGGCTGAGATCCTGACGGACTACTTGCTGCTGTTCGTCGGTACTCAGGAGATTGCCACTGACTGGGTGTGCTCGCTCGCAGGTCAGTACAGCTTGATGGTGGATTACGTCCCGCCGCCGCCTAAGGGCGGTTGGCCCGACGAGCTCGCCGCTATCCAAGCGAAATTACTTGAGTTGCACAAACTGACTGGGGCGCTGGCCGGGGCGGGGATCGACGCTTTGGCCGATCAGCAGCTGACCGTCCCCGAGGCAGATCGAATCCAGGATCTGACGCGAGAGGTGCGCAGGCTCTGCTACCGCTTGGAGCGAAACGCCTGCCGTGCGGCTGGTAAGTCTGGGGCAGAGGACTGACATGGCGATCTACCGCGCCCATCGATCCAGATATCGAAGGCGTGGTCCAGCCAGCGCAGCCGCACGACAGGCCATGGAACTCGCGGCCCTGGCCCTGACAGATGCGGTGCCCGGGCTGGTAGGTGACGAAGCATTGGAAGAGCGCGAGCGCCTCCGTCAACAACAAGAGCAACACGACAACCGGCAGCACTGCCTGCCTTTGGGGAATCCTGATGTACCACGCAAGCATTGATTCGGCCCCATCCCCCCGGGTGGCTTGTGAAAGGCCGCGTGCTGCCTACGCAACTGAATCCGCCCTGGTGCTGAGAGGCATTCTCGATACCAGCGATGGGTCCTCCCTGGACCTGACGGACGCGGGTATTGGGACGCGCATTTCCTGGGTAGATAGCGGCTCGGGAAACTACTGAATGTCTGAGAACTATGGGGATGTGCTGCAGCAGCTGCAGTCCGCTGGCCTGTTGGTCACAGAACTGGACACCACCGGACGCATGGTCCGCTGCCGGGTCGAGGGTTCACGCGAGCGACGCGGCTGGTACGCGCTCCACGAACTGAACACCTCTGCCGGTGAAGTGCTGGTCGTCGGCACGTATGGCGTCTGGCACGGCAACGAGAACGGCGCAACGAAGGTCGATCTGCGCAAGCGCGACAAGACCTTCTCCGATGAGCAGCGGGAAGCGCTGCGCAATCGGTTGGCCGAGGATCGTCGCCGGGCGGAGTCCGCCCGGCAGAGCCAAGCGAAGCGTGCGGCCGCGCGGGCAACGTCGGCCTGGGCGAAGGCCAACGCCGTTGGCGAAGCTGACTACCTGGTCAGTAAGGGTGTGCAGGGTTTTGGCCTTCGCTACGGCACTACCGGCGCGGCACTTGTCCCGCTGCTGGACGTCAACGGCCAGGTGCACGGCCTGCAGGTGCTGCGCAGCGCCAAGCTGGCTGCGGCAGGGCGCAAGCCAGCGAAGGAGTACTGGCCGGTCGGTATGGTCAAGAAGGGCCACTTTCACCTGATCGGCGGAAGCCCGCAGTGGATCCTGCTGGTGGCCGAGGGCTATGCCACTGCGGCCACGCTGCACATGGCGACGGGCTACCCGGTTGCCGTGGCGTTCGATGCGGGCAACCTGCTTGCCGTCGCCTCGGCGCTGGCGAAGCGCTATCGCGGCATCAAGATCCTGATGTGCGCCGACGACGACGTGTTGCAGAAATGCCGTCACTGCAAGAGCCGCTTGGTGCTGGCCGACCATCCGCAGTTCTGCCCATCGTGCGCGCAGCCGCACGGCGCGTCGAATGCAGGCCTGCTCGGTGCCGAGGCCGCGGCGCTGGACGTGGGCGGAGCGGTGCTGCACCCGTTCTTTTCCGATGAGCCGGCCAGGCGGGAGCGCTTCATCGACAACGGCCGCAAGGTCAGCGACTTCAACGATCTGCACGCCGAGGAAGGCCTGCATGTCGTTCGCGCCCAAGTCGAGGCCCGCCTTACGGAGCTGTCGTGGCGGGTGCCTGCCGAAAAACGCGCGCCTTCCATCACCAGCGACGGGGGCAAGGGGAATGATCGTCTTGCCCCGATCCACTCGCTGAACGAGCTGCTTGAGCGCTTCGCTCTGGTCTACGGGCAGGGTGGCACGGTGTTCGACCACGAAGAGCACATGCTGGTTGCCCTGGGCGACATGCGCGATGCATGCGTGCGCAAGGAACTGCACCGGGCGTGGATGGAGCATTCGGATCGGTCAATCGTGCGGGTGCGGGAAGTGGACTTCGACCCGTCATGCGAGAAGCCCGGGGTGACGTGCAACCTCTTTGCCGGTTGGCCGACGGTGCCGCAGGAGGGCAACTGCGACCGTCTGCTGCAGCTGCTCTGGCATATGTGCGGCAACGAGGCTAACCAGAAGGCGCTGTACGACTGGGTGGTCAAGTGGCTGGCCTACCCGCTGCAGCACCCTGGCGCCAAGATGAAATCGACCATCGTCATCCATGGTCCGCAGGGCACCGGCAAGAACATGTTCTTCGATGAGTACATGAAGCTCTACGGTGAGTACGGCCGGGTGCTTGACCAGGCGGCGCTGGAAGACAAGTTCAACGACTGGGCGAGCCGCAAGCTGTTCCTGCTGGCCGACGAAGTGGTTGCACGCACCGAGGTGTACCACCTGAAGAACAAGCTCAAGGCGCTGATCACGGGTGACCGCATCCGCATCAACCCGAAGAACATTCAGGCCTACGAGGAAGACAACCATGCCAACTTGGTGTTCCTCTCGAACGAGGCGATGCCGGTCGTGCTGGAAGAGGACGACCGTCGCCACGCGGTGATCTGGACGCCGGACAAGCTCAGTCAAGAGTTCTACACCGAGGTGCTGGCCGAGATCCGCAATGGCGCCACGGCGGCGCTGCACCACTATTTGCTGCAGGTGGATCTGACCGGCTTCACCAATGGCACCAACCCGCCGATGACCCAGGCGAAAGAGGAGCTGATTGGCCTGAGCCAGGATAGCCCGCAGCGGTTCTTGGATGAGCTTTACGGAGACGACATCCCCGGGCTCAAGCCCATGCCTGCGCTGTCGAAGGAGTGGTACGAGGTCTACAAGGCTTGGTGCGCGCGAGAGGGTCTACCGCGCCCAGCACCTTCGCCCAAGTTCATCAATGCGCTGGTGCGCAAGCGCCAGATCACCCATCCCGATCGGGCGCGCAAGCGCTACCAGATCGAGCAGAGCGTGAACGGACCCCACGGCTTCCTGATGCTCGGCAACTGCACCGTGCCTGACGGGAAGACAGAGGCAGCATGGCTGGGAGACCAGGTCGTGTCCTTCCGTCGCATGTTTTCCGACTACAAGGGGCGTGCATGATCACTGTGCCCATCAATGTGCGGTGTGTGCGGGATGTGCGGTCAGAGGTGCGGGCATTGAATTGCCCTGAATCTCTTGCGGCAGTAGGCGTGTGCGGGACGTGCGGGCATCGGCCTACATGGGCGGGCGCGGGCGCGAACGGGTATCTCGCTGCGACACCGCAATGCGCCTCGCGTGCGTATGTAGGTGACCGCACATCCCGCACGCGCCGCACACGCCCTGTGCCACATCGATTCAGCGGCTATCGCATCCCGCACACGCCGCCGCACAGCCCGCACATGCTCGCGCGCGCGCGATTTTCCGCTTTAACGATCTTCGAAGGGAATGGAGTAGGGGGTATCAATGGCTGAGGAAGACCTGACGATCACTGGCAAAGAGCTGGCCACGCTGATCGGCTGCAAGCCGTCCTACGTGGTCGAGCTGAGGAAGAAGGGCAGGGTGGTGGTGGGTGCTGGCGGCAAGGGATTCCTGAAGGCCGCCTCGCTGGAGCTCTACGCTCGCACCGCAGACCCGGTGTATGCCGGTGTCGCTCAGCGGCATGCCGATGAGCGTGGTAGCTCGCTTGTGGGGAGCGGGGAGGGCGCCAATGACCTCGACGCCGATATCGATGACGAGGATGAGGATGGCGACGACGACGCCGACGCCAGAACGGCACGCGCGGGCCGTCCCCAGACGCCGGATTCCGCGCGCAAGGCCAAGGCGCTGGCCGACAAGGCAGAGACCGACGCGCACATGGCGCATATCACGCTGCAGAAGGAACTGGGGTTGCTGTTGCCTCGCGCTGACGTGGAAGCCTTCCTCGCTGAGCACGCAACGACGTTCCGGGGAGCGATGGAGCGCTTGGCCGACACGCTGGCGCCGCAGCTGGCTGCAACGCTGGATGAGGCTGGGTGCCGGCGGCTGGTGTGGGATGAGGTGAGCCACGCACTGGAAGAACTGAGCCAGGGCTTCCGCACGTTGGCGGCCAAAGCCGCGGAGGCAGCGGAATGATGGAGGCACAGAGTTGCCTGGCGTCGGTGCTGGCGCGCTCGCTCCAGCCGCGGCGGCCCATGAGCGTGTCGCAGTGGTGCGATGAGAACATGCGCCTGTCCACGAAGAGCGGCAGCAAACCTGGCCGTTGGGTGACGGATCGCAATCCGCCGCTGCGTGAGCCGATGGACAACATGTCTGCCCGCAGCCCAGTGCATGACCAGGTCTGCATGTTTCCGATCCAGTTCGGCAAGAGCCAGCTGGCGACCAATGCCATGGCCTACTGGATGGACTATGCGCCGGGCCCGATGATGTATGCGCTGCCGGGTGAGGTGTCCATGAACAAGTGGATCGCCCAGAAGCTCAACCCGATGATCGAGGTGTGCGCAGCGGTCAAGAAGGCGCTGACCAGCACCGCCAGCCGCGACAGCGCCAACCAGCGCACGTTCAAGGACTTCGCTGGTGGCCAGCTGTTCGTGGAGCACATGGGCAGCCCGCAGCGCCTGAAGTCCTCGACGGTGAAGTACCTGCAGGTGGATGAAATCGACGAAGCGCCCCAGCAGCTCTCCACCGGCGACGACCCGGTGAAGATGCTGGATGGCCGCACGTCGTCCTTCCCGACCACCTACAAGCGCCAGTACATCAGTACGCCTGGCATCGCCGGACTCAGCCGGATCGCGAAGCTGTACGACAAGAGCGACCAGCGCCGATATCACGTGCCGTGCCCCCACTGCGGTCATTACCAGGCACTGCAGTGGAGTGGCCTGGTGTGGTCGCCTGACAGGAGGCACGCGTGGTACGCCTGTTGCGAATGTGGCGTCGCCATCGAGGAACACTTCAAGACCGACATGATTGCCAATGGGCGCTGGGTGGCTGCCAACCCTGATTCGCCGATTCGCGGCTACACCATCAATTGTCTTTACTACCAGTTCGGCCTGGGGCCGCGCTGGCTGGACCTGGTGAAGGAGTGGCTGGAGGCGCAGGGTGATCCTGCCTCCCTCAAAACCTTCGTGAATGACCGGCTGGCCGAGACGTGGGAAGACCCGTCGATGCGCGCGGTCAAGCACAACGTGATCAAGGATCGCGCCGAGCCCTACGCCCTGCGCCTGGCTCCGCTCGGGGTGCTGGCGGTCACAGTGGGTGTCGATACCCAAGATGGCCGCCTCGCGGTCCACACCGTTGGCTGGGGGCGTGGCATGACCGCTTGGACCTTGGATTATGTGGAACTTCAGGGCGATCCCGCAGAGGATGCCGTCTGGGTTGCGCTGACGGACCTTCTGAACCGCGCCATCGAGCGAGCGGACGGCGCTCTTCTGCGTCCGATGGCGGTCGCTATTGACGCCGGTGGCCACCGCACGGAGGCGGTAAAGAACTACGTTCGCCAGCGGCGTGTCACCAGACCCATGTGTATTTTCGGTGCCGTTCCTAACAACGCCCCGGTGCTGTCGAAGGGCAAGCTGGCTGACGTGACCTGGAACGGAAAAACGGACAAGCGTGGCATCACCATTCACCATGTCGGCACCGTGGCTGCAAAGCACTATCTGTATAGCCGCCTCTCTGCCGATGCAGAGCGCGCCGTCGAGTTGCGATTGGTGCATTTCAGCGATGAGCTGCCGGATGAGTACTTCCCCGGTTTGGTGTCGGAGGTCTACAACCCGGTGAAGAACCGTTTTGAGAAGAGGGTTGCACGCAACGAGCCGCTGGACACTTGGGTCTATGCCTACGCTGCCGCACATCACCCAGAGGTCCGTCTGCATCGCTACACGCGCGCAGACTGGGATGTTCTGGAGGCCCGCCTGTTGCTGACGGTGAACAATTCCGATTCCCGTGAAACAGCGCCTGCGCCAGCCCAACCCGATGTGAAAAGCGTTTCGCGTGGAACGCAGCCGGCCCGGCCGCGTAGCCGCGGAATGGCACGCGACGGATGGGCGCTGTAATGGCAAAGCGCACCGAATCAGCAGAAGAACTTAGAGAGCGAATCTTGGCCGCCATGCGAGCCGATATCGGCATCAGCGAGCGCATGGCGCTGCCGTTCGTGGAATCGGTTATGCAGTGCTTTGCCGGCGAGCAGCCATATTTCCCTGCAGCAGTTCGAACCTACCCCCTGGTGGAGATTCGGCGTTCGTTGGAGGCGGGGATTCCCGTGAAACAGGTAATGCGAGACTTTGATGTGTCCAGATCGAAGCTGCATGAGCTATTCCCAGGAGGTCTTCCGCGAAAGGGAAAACAGGGCTCGTCCACGGTTTCAATGAAACTGGAGACAAATTAGTTTTCTGCTCCTTTTGAATCAGTAACTTAAGGAGGCCGCTGTCCACGGGTTTATTGAGTTCGTGGACAGTGCTATCCGTAGCCTATGTAGTCATGAAGACTGCTCAGGAAATGCTGGATTTCTACATCGACGCGGAGGTCGCCGTCCTTTCGGGCCAGACCGTTCGCATCGGTGATCGCCAGTTGACCCGGGCAGACCTGACTGAGATCCGTTCCGGTCGGAAAGAGTGGCAGGCTGCGGTCTTGCGTGCAGGCGCGGTCGCCGGTCGGCGGGCACGCTGGGCCAACGCCGATTTCGGTGGGGTGACCTGATGTCCTCCGCGCAGATCGCCAAGGCACGATTGGGTGCCGCTCTCGGCGCCGATCGTGCCATTCAATCGGCGCGGGCTCAGATGGCCCCGGTAATCGCCCGCGCGCACGAAGTCACGCGCCCGTCGCGAAACCGAAAGCTGGCGAGGGACTGGGGCAGCGGCAATGCCATCGCGGGCATGGATGCGCGCCAGCTCCGCGATCAGGCCCGCCATCTGGAGCGTGACCTGGATCTGGCGGACAACGCGCTGAACGTCCTGGTCCAGAATACTGTTGGTGCAGGCATCGACGTGCTATCAGCACCTCGACTTCCCGGAAAGCCGATCAACCGCGAACTGGCATTGCAGCTGGACGACCTCTGGGACGCTTGGTGGGACGCGCCCGAGGCCACCCGGACGCACGACTACGGCATGTGCCAGCAGCTGCTCGCACGCAGCTGGTTCCGCGACGGTGATGCGTTCTATCAGGATCTGATCGGCACCGTGCCGTACTTCGAGCACGGCACTGCCGTGCCTTATAGCTTCGAGATGCTGGAAGCCGACTTGGTGCCCTTGGACTTCAACGATCCGGCGCGCAACATCCTGCAAGGTGTCGAGCGCAACGCATGGGGCCGACCTATCGCGTTCCACGTGTACAAAAGCCATCCGGGTGACCCGATGGGCACTCGGCTAGAGACCAAGCGGGTGTCTGCCGAGTTCATGCACTGCATCGCGCTGATGAAGCGCCTGCACCAAGTGCGGGGGCTCAGCGTGTTCGCGAGCGCCATGTCCCGCTTCGAAGACGTGAAGGACTACGAAGAATCCGAGCGCATCGCAGCCAAGGTGGCGGCGTCGATGACGTTCCAGATCAAGAAAGGTAGCGGCGAGCAGTACGGCAACGACCTCGGCGGCCAGGCGATCTTGCAGGACGGTGTGCCCGTTCGCGAGCTGCGCCTGGCGCCGGGCGCAATCTTCGATGATCTGCTGCCGGGCGAGTCGATTGAGAGTCTGGGGACGGATCGCCCGAACCCCAACGCCGCAACTTGGCGCAAGGAGCAGCTGCGCGCTGCTGCCGGTGGGATCGGCGTGAGCTACTCCAGCCTCTCGCTTGATTACAACGGAACCTACTCGGCACAGCGGCAGGAGCTGGTTGAGAAGTGGGGCAGTTACCTGATGCTGGCCGAGCGCTTCATTGCGCTGTGCGTGCGCCCGCAGCGCATGCGATTCGTCGAGGCGTGTGTGCTCTCTGGCCGCGTGCGCCTGCCGCGCGGCTGGACGCTGCGGGACCTGGCCGCCTCTACGTACGTCCGCCCGGTGATGCCGTGGATTGACCCGTTGAAGGAGGCATATGCACGCGGCGAGGCGGAGGACCGAGGTTGGGTGTCACCGCAGCAGAACACGCTTCAGTACGGCAACAACCCCGCTGAGGTTCTGCGTCAGCGCCAGGACTGGCAGGAGCAGACCCAAACCCTTGCGCCACCGGCGCCCAACACCAGTGCGGAAGCGCGCGCCCAAGTCCTGGGCCAGCTGACGCGCGATCTTTCCAGGAGCGAATGACATGCGTGCACGCCTGTTGGCCAGCGCGATCAAGAACGCCATCCGCGCGGATGCGGCAAGCGAAGCCGAGCTCGGCCCGGCCCTTTATCAGGTCCGGGCCGAGGCCGATATTGCCGACGTGATGATCTATGGGGCCATCGGAGGCTACCTGTTCGAAGAATCGGTGTCCGCTGCTGGCCTGGTCGAACGAATCGGCCAGATCACCGCAGGTACGATCCACGTTCGGCTCAACAGTGTGGGTGGTGTCGTCGCCGACGGCATGGCAATCCACAACGCGCTGCAGGCCCATCCGGCGCGCAAGATCATCACGGTGGAGGGCCAGGCCGCGTCCATCGCATCGCTGATTCTGCAAGCCGGCGATGAGCGTCGTGTCTACGCCAGTTCGCTGGTCATGGTTCATGCGCCACGTACCGTGGCCGCCGGCAGCGCTACTTCGTTCCGCCAGAACGCAGATGCCCTGGACGCGCACGCGTCGGCAATGCTGGAGGCCTATGCGGCCCGCTCCGGCCGGCGCGAAGAAATGGAGCTCCTGCTCACCGACGACGCAGACCACTGGTACTCCGGCCCGCAGGCTGTCGACGCCGGTCTGGCCGACGTGGTGGTGGATGCTGACCCCGGCGCCACGGCCATGTGGTCGTCGGCATCTGCCGTCGCCATCAGCGGCTATCTGCAGTCCATCGAAGGTGCCGGTACGCCCGTGCTGTCCCAGCTGCGTCGAAGCATCGTCGCGAGCCTCTCCCCGCAAGTATTCGCCTCGCTTCCCGAGGTCAGCCAGTCGGCCGTGATCGGCCATATCGAGGATCCAACCATGAAGAAGCAGTACAGCGCCATCCTCGCGAACGCCGGTCGACAGAGCCCGGCAGTCGCAACCACCGCCACCACACCCGACACCCCGGTCGTCGCTGCGGCTCCCGCCCACGCGCCAGCCTCGGGCGATCCGGTTCAGGCCGCTCTGGGCGCATTGCGGGAGCGCAACACCCAGATCCAGGCCATTGCGCAGCCTCACATGGGCAACGCGCAGGTCCGGGAATACGTGAATGGCGTGATGGCGCAGGCGGACTCCAACATCACCGCCGATGCGGTGGGCCGCCACATTCTGGCACTGCTGGGCAGCAACGCTGCTCCGCTCAATGGTGGTGCGGCCATCACCGCTGGTACTGACCAGCGCGATCTGACCCGCGCGGCCATGTCCAACGCGATCCAGGCGCGTGCCGGCCTGGTCCAGGCGACGGAAGGCAACGCCTTCCGTGGTATGTCCCTGACCGAGATCGCCCGTGCTTGCGTGCAGCAAGCCGGTGTGGACACCCGTGGCATGGAGCGCCTGGAAGTGGTGGGCATGGCGTTCACCCACAGCAGCTCGGACTTCCCGCAGCTGCTGGGCGACGCCTCGCGTAGGGCGCTGCTGCAGGGCTATCAGGAAGTGGAAGAGACCTTTGACCAGTACACCCGTCCGGTGAACGTGAGCGACTTCAAGCCGACCAACCTGGTCGGGCTGGGCGCGTTCTCGGATCTGGACGTCGTCCCGGAAGGCGGCGAGTACAAGCAGGGCTCGTTCTCCGAACAGTCGCAGGCCATGAAGATCGTGACCTACGGCAAGCTGTTCACCATCAGCCGCCAGGCCATCATCAACGACGAACTGGGTGTGTTTGGCGACGTGCCGCGCAAGATGGGCCAAGCCGCACGCCGTACGCTCGCCAAGGCGGTTTTCGACCTGATCAACAGCAACCCCAAGCTGGCCGATGGGAAGACCCTTTTCCACGTTGACCACAACAACCTGCTGCCGGCAGCGTTGATCAGCACCGCCAGCGTCGGCGCAATGCAGGCAGCCATGCGCCTGCAGAAGGATGCTGACGGCAACCTCATCCAGGTGCCGATGCGTGGCCTGCTGACGCCGGTGGCCCTGAGCGGCTTGGCAAAGACCGTACGTACCGCCCAGTTCGCCGTGGGCGCAGGCGTTGGCAGCAACGATCCCAACATCGTGCGTGAGACCTTCGAAGTCTGGGACGACGGTCGGCTGGACGCCAAGAGTGCTCAGGCTTGGTACGGCATCTCGAACCCGGCATACGTGGACGGGATCGTCGTGGGCTACCTCGACGGCAACCAGACGCCGTACCTCGAACAGCACCAGGGTTTCACCGTGGACGGCGTGGCTTGGAAGGTGCGTCTGGATGCGGCTCCGGCAATCGCCGATTACCGCGGTATCTACAAGAACCCCGGTAACCCGGCCCCCACTCAGGGCTGATCGCCCCACATCGAGGTCGCCGCGTCAGCGGCGGCCTCCTGAAACCCTTCACGCATCCGGAGAGAATTTATGAAGAACGCACATCAGGACGGTCGCGTGCTCGACGTGACCCTGTCCGCAGACATCAAGAGTGGCGAGCTGGTGGTCCAGGGCAAGCTGGTTGCCGTTGCCGTCACCGATGGCAAGACCGGCGAAACCATCGCAACGCACGTCGAAGGCGTCTTCGAGATGCCCAAGCTGCCTGCTGCCGTTTTCGCTGCCGGTGCCGCCGTCAACTGGGACACCGCCGCCGGCCACGCGATCGCTGCGGCAGCCAGTGCCGATCAGGTCGCCGATATCGGCTTCGCGGTCTACCCGGCCGAGGCCGGCGCCCTGACTGTTTTCGTCCGGCTTACCCCGGGCTCGGCTGCAGCGGGCGCATAACCGAACAGGCCGGCACCGCTCACAGACGCCCGGGTGGCGTGAGCGGTGCCGGTTCTTCCACAGCGACGATGGGGGATCGCATGGGCACCACCGGCACGCCACGCGGCGTACGAAACAACAATCCTGGCAACATCGACCGCACCAGCACTCCGTGGCAGGGTGAGGATCGTTCCGCCGCAGCCATTACCCGCGAGGGACGGTTCTGTGTGTTCCTGACACCGCAGGCCGGCTTCCGCGCCTTGGCTAAGACCCTGCTTACCTATCAGCGTAAGCATGGGCTGCGCACGGTGAAGGAGATCATCAGCCGTTGGGCGCCGCCGGTCGAGAACAACACGACTGCCTATGTCCAGCAGGTTGCGACGGCGGTGGGCGTCTCGCCCTCCGAGATCATCCGTTTGGACAATCCGGTCACGCTGGGTCGGCTCGCTTCCGCCATCGCCAAGCACGAAAACGGCGGCATGTACTGGAACGCTGACGTGATCGCTGCAGGTGTCGCTGAGGCGCTGCGCTGATGGTCGTCGGCGACGTCGGTGCACAAGTGCCCTGGTGGGCGGCCGGAAGCGTCGTCGCGCTTTGGTTGTTCCGTGAAGCGTGGACGGCCTTGCTTGCGAGGCGTAAGGACCGCACCGAAACCGACGCCAATGTCGATCTACTCAATGGGCTCATTCAGCGCGTCAAGTCGCTGGAGGAGTCGCAGGCTGCAACGACCTTGAAGCTGACAGAAGAGATCAAGCTTCGTATGACCGCACAGGAAGAAGCCCACAGGCTGCGCCTTCGCATCATGTCACTGGAGGCGGCGATGCGCGGCGTTGGTGCTGTTATTCCCCCCGAAGATCCGGTGATATCCGCATGATCCGTGCCCTAGTCGTCGCCATTCTGCTGCTGCTGGGCGTCGTCGTCTGGCAGCGCGCCTCGGTGTCCAACGCCCACCGTGCAGCCGACCAGGCCGCGTCGAGCCGAGACGCCATGGAGCGCGAGCGTGACGCAGCCCGCGCTGAGGCCAATGCAGTGACCGAAACCCTGAAGGCCGAGCGAGGCAGCGCCGCCGCCGCGAACAACCTGGCCTCCAAGTACGAAAAGGAGAAGGACGATGCACAGAAGGCATCTGATCGCCTCATCGCTGATCTGCGCACTGGCAACCAGCGCCTGCACCAGCGTTGGCAAGCGTCCGTCGCCACCGCAGAGCTGTCCGCAGCCACCGCTGCCGCCAGCCAGCCTGATGGTCGAGCCGAAGACCGAATCGAAAGTGCGGGCCGAGCTATTGGCGCCGCCGCCCAGTGCGACGCCCAGGTGAGGGCACTGCAGTCGTACGCGCTGCTGTGCTCAGGAGGTGCCCGGTGAGCGAGGTCGATTTCCTCCGCGATCTGGATGGCACCTTGCACGCCGCCTTTGCGCTGGCGGGCATGGCGTCGCGAGGTCGGTACACGGCCAAGGATGGCCCGATCACCGAGGGCGTGCGTGCCTACGTGGAGCGCGACGTTGAAACCATCGGTGAACTGCGCCAGTTCAGGGCTGGGCGTGTGGAGATCGCGTACCTGCGTTCGGATGTGGCGCCTGACCAGGGCGATCGCTTCGAGGTGGTTTCGTGCGCGTTTGGTACTGAGGTCTTCGTCAACAGCAAGAAGATCAGTGATGACGGCTCGCAGAGCCGCTGGCTGGTGAGCCGTGGCTGACTTGGCAGAGCCGCTGTCGTGGCAGTTGGTTGAGTTCTTGGCAGCGCGTGTCCGGCTGATCTCACGCAGCAGTGGCTTCCGCACCGACATCGGTGCGGGCGCCGTGATCATCGATGAAACCGAGATCAGCGAGGACAACACCGAGCCGGCAACCATCATCTCTGTCCGCCAGCTCTCCCGCAGCGGCGGCGGTGTGGCCCAGTCCAGCTCCGATGCGGCCATCACCATCGAGTTCGAAGTTCCGCGTGGCAGCGATGAAGCGAATCCCAGGCTGCTCGTTCATCGAGCGCGCCACGACCTGATCCGCGCCCTGACGTTCAAAGAGAAGTCGCTGCCGTTGGGGGTGACCAGCTTCGAGCTGCTGGAAACCCAGCTGGCGACGCTGGAAGACGATGCCGGGCATACCGCCGTAGTCGCTCAGATCACCGCGCGGGCTGGTCTGACCGAGACCTTTGAGCCCGTGTCCAACTCGTAAAGGAACCAGAACCATGGCACAGCCAAAAGTCCGTAAATTCGCAGGTGACCTGCGCTTCTGGGAGCACGGCGCCGGGGGCGTTCGCGTCCCCGTCATTCCCGAGCCCGTCGACAAGTTCGGCAACCAGCCCCTGGAGCAGTCCTCGCTGACCTTCAGCTACGAAGCCGGCGACTCGGTGGAGATCAAGAGCAAGCGCCGCGATGCTCGCTATCAGCAGATCATCCACAAGGATTCGAATCCGGGCGTGACCAACGTCTCGATCACCGCGCTGGAAGTGCCGCCGGCCTTCTT